CATGTCATTGATTTCGTAATCATCTATTAGGTCTGCTTCAGAGATACCAAACTCTTCTGATGTCGCCTTTAAATCATTATTCTCTAGGAAGTCAATTATCTCATCCCGTAACATCTCACTTATCTCTTCCATCTTATTTCTCCGTTTAATTAATAATCCCCGCCTTCTTTCTTCCCATATTGAGGGAAACCAAAGAAGCCAGTTACAACTCTTTCAAATCTTTCAGTCCAGGATAACTCATCAGCAAACAACGGCTTAGATACAATAGGAACTGCCTTACCTAATAACCACTTAGGATAATGGTAGTTACCATCTTTGTCAAGGATAGCAGGACCCATAGGGAACCCCTTCTTCATTGAGAACCATTGTTTGTTGAACATACCTTCTACAATAGTTTTAGGTACTACTGAACCTTTATTCATTAATGTATGTATCGTATGCTGTAACCAGTGAATAGGCTCAGCAATCTGTTTAGAGATAACCATAGACTCTCCGTTACCTAGGTCAAGTTTATGAGAGTTATCTCCATACCAGAAGTCAGCTAAGCCTTCCATCGAAGGTTCCTTATCAGAGAATAGCTCAGACATTATCCAATACATAGCTGAGGTAGTAACACCTGCTCTAAAAGCATACATAGCATACATATTCCAAGCTTTAACTACCGCTTCAGCATCCGCATTACCTTCCCAATTACCTTTATGGATACGTTTAGCTAACGCTTGAGACACCGCAGGTAGTCCAGTGAATGTCTTACCAATAATTCTAATGTTAGAGATAGTCCAGTCAGGTGCAAACAAGCCTAAGTTCAACCATCTACGTTTATTAGTAGGGAGCAACTGAGCAGTCTTATCATACAGCTTACCTCTAAACTTATCAGGATGCTTAGAAGCATACTCATACAACTTAGTAGTAAAGTTAGCCCAATCTAATGAACCGAAGGCATCATTAGCAAAGGTGGATGCTGCTCTACCTGCTTTAGCTTCATCCATTCCACCCATCAACATACCATCAGACATTAACTTCTCTTTGTGTCTAAGGTATGCCGCTAGCTTAAATCTATCGTGAAGGTATTCCCAAGTGATGTGGTCTATCTTCTCAAAACCTGTGTTAGCTAACTCCCCTGCATAACCAAACTTCTTAAGGAACTTATCAATCTCTACCTTACCAGGGTTAACCAACTCTTGTCTCTTAATGTTAACAATCTGTAAACCATCTTTAATAGCTTGTTCAGCTAACTCTCTAAAAACTCCAGTACCTAACTCAATATCTTTATAAGACACTTCTCTAGTTTCAAACGTACCATCTTCCTTCTTAAATGTTGCCTTAGCCCCAAGTTTACCTCTACCGCCTATTCCCTTAACAGCTCCCGAGACACCCATCGAGTAAGCAGCCGACATAACTAATGCTTGAGCGTGGAATAAAGAACCAAATACAAACACACGTTTTAAACCATTGTTAAGCTTTAAGGTCTTCTCCATGATGTCGGACATACCACCTCTACGCATTACAGCAAACTGGTCATCTAATAAGTTCTTAACATCTGTATGTGCTACATATCCCTCTAAAGAAGGATGCTCAAAATACTCGTAATGTAGGGCATCTTGTTTACTAATGCCACCATCCTTAGGGGCTGTCTTCTTTAAACTCTGGAACGCCTTAGTAGTCATCATAGCAGGCATTGTTTTACCTATTGAGCTGATATCTAACTTCATCATAGAGTTAGTTAGGTTCTTACCGTAGATAGCTCTAGTCATTGCTTGGGTATATAGAGATAACACCTGAGCAGGGTCAGTAATAATCTCCATCTCTGGATGTGCTTTATCAATGTCAGCTACAGTTCCCTGAAGAGTTCTCTTCTTACCATGTACTGAATCATCATCACCCCAAAGCTTAACTAGCTTCTGGATAACCTTGTCATCTATCTCATTAACAAATAAGTGAGGGAAGTAGTTCTGTAAGACAGCTCCTCGCTCGCCTTTCTTAAAGTCTTTAGCTTCTAAGGTTAAAGCATTACCATCCTTATTCTTTAAGATGCCTACTTCTTTAGCTTGGTCTCTAATAATCTTAAGCATAGAGATGACCTTCTTCTGAGTTACTATCTCAGGGTCAGTTAATACTTCTTTAAGTTTTCTACCTGTTAAACCTTTCTCAATAGAATCAATTAAAGCTTTACCTCTCCCAGCATCCTCAAAGACTTCTTGTACTTCGTCAATAACATATTGCATTTGCATATCAAGAAGCTTAGCATTAGCAGAGAAGTCTTCAATACCTTTAGAGATAGCTATCTTAACCTTCATAGCAGACTTACCTAGTGCTTGTGAGTTAACTAACTTGTAAGCTTTAGGACCTAAACCCACTAAAGCAGCAGCTAAGACAGGACCATAGAACTCATTCTCGTTATCGCCTGATAAAGCATATCCAGCAACTGCCGCACCTAACATAGACTTCTTAGGATTAGCGTCAATATACTTACCAAACTTACCTTGTCCTTTAAGAGTCTCTTGCTCTGCTTGAGCTAGTCCTGCCTTCTGTCCTTTAGTTTGTCTATTAGCCTGGATGTTCTTAGAAGCTATAGTCTCTGCTTCATCCATAGGACCAATACCCATATCATGTAAAGCTTCCATAGATGCTCTTACTTCAATATCAATCGCAGCGTCACTATCTAAATCAATAGTACCATCTTCGTTCCTAGGATACTTAGCTATGTCATTGTTTCTAATATGAGATTGCTCATGTAGGACTAAGAATCTATTCCTATCAGCATTACTTTTAAGTTGGTAATCTAAGTTATAACCAAACTGTTTTAATACCTTATTAACCTTCCTCTTTTGTTTAGAAGTAGCACTCGTAACCTTACCATGTATGTAACTTCTAAATTCCTTAGCTGACTTAACAGGGTTAATTCTAATTAGACCATCTTTATTAGTAGAAGCTAGTACCTTAGTACCTTCTCTATTAACTAAGTCCTTGTCTATAGTAAACGCAGGAAGACCTTCATTCTGGAGCTTCTCTACGTTCCTAGCATCTAAGGTACTCTTGTTAGGTTGAGCTGTCTTAGCGTCAATTCTATTTAACTCTTCTAATACAATCTTCCTAGCTGTATCTTCTAGGTATAACTCATCAATCTTGTCAGTAGGTCCTTGTCTGAAGTGTTCCATCTTAAGAGCAGTCTTAGCTTTCTCTTGAGCTAACATCATAGCTTTAAAACCAGAACCACTCTTAATAACTCTATATTGAGCAGGGGTTAAAGTATTAAGTAAGTCCTTGTTCTGTCCAGAGAACAACTGTTGTCTAAGTTCATCCACTACTGACTTACGCTCAAACTCTAGAGCTTTAGTATCAATGTAAGTAATCATCTCACGCTTCTCAGCATCAAACTCAGACTCAAAAGCATTACCACTCTTGTTAGTACGCTCCTGAGTAGTCTGAATATACTTATCTAGGATAGTTAAGTCTTCAGCTTGTTGATTAAGTCTCTTCTCTTCCTCAGCTTTCTTACCTGATTCAAGTAACTTCTCCATCTCAGCAGCAGCTTTAGAGGTGACATCCTCAGCCTTAGATATCTTATCTAGTTTAGGACCTACAACAGTCTCAGCTACCTCCACCTCAGCGGCTTTACCTAACTTAGGTGTACTTTGAGCCGACTTAGATGCTTTAAATGCTAGACCTATAGAGCCTAAGACACCAAAAGCACCACCGAATATAGCACCTTGTTCAATATGTTTAACATTAGGAGTACCTTGCTCAAGTAGAGAGTAAGCTAGTTCATAACCAGCTCCAGCTCCAGCACCTATAGCAGGGCCTGTAGCAGCGATAGTTAAACCTCTTAATGCTTTAGGTTTGATACCACTAATCTTCCTGACAACCTTATCTACAACACTGACACCTGAAGCACCTTTAGCTGCTAACCCGAAGTAAGCGATGATAGATATAGGTAAGTCTTTTAAAGTCTCATCAGCTAAAACACCAGCTATATAAGTAGGGTTATCATAAAGCAGCTCTAGGAATTTACCTAGACCTTCATCATCTTCCTTATCAACACCCCATCTATCATTGAATGACTTACCTTCTTCATCCATAACAGCATCCATATTACCATTAAGAGAATTAGCTACGTACATAAGGTCAGAGTTTAATAACTCAATACGCTCACCTATCTCAGTGTAATCATTAACTTCTTCTTGAGAGAACTTCATACCAGCTTCAGCCGCTTGCTCATAAGCAGCTTTCTTCTCTTCTAGGGCTTTAAGACCGTAGTCAATAGAATGTCTTTGTACAAACCAATCATTCTGGGAATCATCAGAGGCTGCACCACTAAGGAATAAACCAGTTAGACCAGAGGTAGCCCATTCACCGAAGCCTTTATCTCCAGTAACTACATCAGAGAAAGTAAAGCCTTCACCGAAGGTTAAAGGGTCGGGTTGTCCAGCTGTCTGAAGTTCATCATAAGCTTCTTGTACCTTGTAATCAAAGTTGTAATCCGCTGGATTGTATCCCATTTACTTGTCCTTTTTCTTAGCTGCTCTAGCTGCCTTTTTAGCTTTAATCTTATCTTTAGAATCTAGTTTAGAGTAGAAGCCTTGAGGGTCATCGACATATTCAGCTACTTTATCAGGGTGCATTGAGAAGTAACCTTGAGGCTCAAGTGCCATATCTGTCCAAGCTTTAACTTCTTGATTGATTTTATCTTGTTTAGACTCAGCAGGGTTAAGAGTTAAATCACCAAAGAAAGCAACTGGTGCAAGTTTAACACGAGCAGCTGAAACAGCCCACCGTATGTCTCGATTAGCTTTATACTCTTGCTTCTCTCTCCAGAATCCAGCATCTTCAGGATTAACTTGAGTAATGTTAGGAGTACCTGCGTACCCTGCTACACCTACTGTACGTTTATCTTCAAAAGTAGCTGTGTTTCCGAGTACCTTAGCTTTAGCAGCAGCAGCATCTGGGAACCTAGTGTCTTTATCTTTAACTTCAGCAGGACCTGGTAAATCTAAACCACTTCTAGTAGGGGTTAAAGCATCTTCCCTATACTTCTTACCTAAGAAAGAATCTTTAGCAATCTTCTTAGCTTTATCATAAATACCTAATTGTTTCTGATATTTAGCCCTACTGTTAGAGTCAGTCTGACCGCCTGTGTATTGCTCCATTGCCATAATAAGGTCATCTTCAGAGTTAATAGCAGCTAAGGCTGTATCATCTTTAATACCAAAGTGTTTCTTAGCGTATCCTCTGTAGAAGTTTTTACCAGCAGCACCATAGTCCCACTCAGCTTTTAACTGAGGTAACTGAAGCATAGCTCTATTCTCCATCTCCATCTTATCAGTCTTTAAGGCTGATTGCTGGTCAGCTTGACGGTTAAGCATTACTTGTCTAGCTTCCTGTGCGTGTCCAGCTTGAGCTAACTCCGCAGATAAAGCCTCAGCTTCTTCTAAAGTCTTAGGTGGTCCTTTACGACTACCTAGAATCTTATCTAAAGACATAGCTTTAGCTTCTTCAGGTGAGTATTGACCAAAGGCGTTCATTACCTGACCACCTAACATACCACCTAACTGACTCATAGAGGAAACAATCCCCCTACCTGGTGTCATATTAGCCGCAGTATTACCCTGAACTCTACGAGCCTCAGCATCAGCTGCTCTGATATCAGCTAGTGATTTATATTCCATACTATATCCTTATGTTTTAGGTTTAGGGTAAAGACGATTATTAATACCAGCAGCGGCACTAGTCCAACCAGCCGCATTAGCATCTGCCATCGTACCAGCAGCAGTAGCTTGAGCCTCAGCTGCATATTTAGAGATGTTACCTTGGTCTGAACCGATACCTCTACCTAATTGAGCATACTTCTGAGGTAATAAACCAAGTGATTCAACCATACCTAAGTCAGCTGCTTGTCTACCTCTATAAGTATCAATCAAACCTTGAGCTTTATCGAAGCCAGCAATCTGTGCTTGAGCGTCTTGTTGCTGTTGAGCATCTAATAAAGCGTTCATTTGTTGACCACCACCAGTAGAACCAAACATACCTTGTCCTAGTAATCTCTTCTCCATACTAAGTCGTTGTTTCTCTTGCTCTGGAGCATAGATTGCCTTCTGTTGCTCATAGAACTTCCGACCAGCTGCATAAGGGTCAGAGCCTAAAGCTGCTACCTGTCCTCTGTTAGCACCTGATGAAGCTAAGTAAGCATCATACTCTGTCTGTAAGCCAGGAGATAACGTCTGTAGTGACGTATGTGTAGTAGGGTCAAAGGTTGCAGCTCCGAATAAACCACCTGTATTCCAAGGCACCGCTGCCTGTTGAGCAGCCTCGAAAGCAGCTGCCGATTGGTCGCCTGCTTGCTGCGCTCCTTTATATGCCATATATCCAGCACCCAGAGTTGCACCTACACCAGCTACATCTTTACCCCAGTTATCCCACCATTCAACTGCCATACATTACTCCTTTATCTCTTTAATTTATTATTAATATTACTATGAACTACGGTCCTGTATCCTCATCAGAGTTACTAGGACTAAAATCTGTACCACCACCTACATCTGAAGCTCCACCATCTGTAGAGTTCCAGTTATAACCACTACCATGAAATACATCACCACTCTCAGTTCTAGATGTATCATCACCTTCTTGACCAAATGCCTTATAGCCTTTACCATAAGGGTCAGGACCATTAGCAGCTTCCATTGCTTGTTGATAAGTTAAAGGTGTAGCTACCATAGGGTTCTTCTTCCTATCAAACTTATCCCTGTACCGCTCGCTCCATAGGTCTCTTCTATCTTCCTCTTCCCATATAGCTCGCTCACCTTCGTTAGGTACATTACTGCTCCTACGATTAGATGTAAGCATACCTAAGTCTTGGGATACCTCTTCACTATATGGAGAGAATCCTTCAATACTATTACCCTGCCAATCATAACCTTCAGCTAATCTACCTTTATCTATAAATGATTGTTGGTCATCAGTAAGTCCTTTATTAGCAGCAAACCCACCTGTGTATTCATCTACTAGCTCATCGAACATCATAGAGTATTCATTAGTACCCTTAACCATATCAGGAAACTCTCTACCTATCTCATTAGTTGCCATTATAGAACCAGGCATCTTATGAGCAGAGTATTCCTCAGAGAAATAAGTAGGATTATACCAATCACCTATCTCTCTACCAGTTAGGTACTTTCCAGTAATATCACCTGCTTTCTGACCAGCTTTACGTGATACAACACCCATCGCTATATTACGTTGAAGCTCTTCTACAGTCTTAGACCCAGCAATATCAGGACCTAAAGCACCACCTATAAAACCACCCGCTAGTCCCATAGCATCTTGAGTAGGATTAATACCATAACTGTAATCAGCTAACATCCCAGTACCTCTAGCAGCTAATCCCATACCAGGTACCATGCCCATACCAGATATTATGTTCTGACCACTAATGAAGTTATCATTTAAACCATAGTAGTCGTAAGCTCCTTTAATCTGCTCACTAGTAGAACGAGGACCTGTAGAAGGTTCTTCATAATCACCAGATAAGTCAATGTTACTTAAGTCTACATCACCTATATTAGTAGTAACATCCTCAGCTAAGCCAGCACCATATAACCAAGGATACATATCCTCAAGCCCTTTAAGGTACTCAACATAATCAAAAGGTTTAAAGCCACCAGAGGATGTAAGCATCCCCTGCTGTCCCATATTAGCTTTTAGATTATCTAGGGCTGAAGACATCTTAGATAGTACCGTATGCGGCTACATCACCAGCGCAAGTTAAGTTTCCAGTAGCATCTATCTTCATCTTATTTACTCCACCAGTAGCAAAGTAAAGAACACCTGCTGATTCAGTTACTGTCCAGTTCCCCAAGTCTACTGTTGTTGCATTAACTGTAGTTCCAGTTATTGTAGTAGCTGTGACTGTAGTAGCTGTAACTGTAGAAGCTGCAAAAGTCTCACTTGCAGAACCATTAATATCAGCTTTAGTATTAACCGCTGTTTGTACAGCTGAAAACTCAGTATTAAAATCATCACCTGATATTACCTTGGCTGCATCGGAATCAGATAAGGCATCTTTACCTGACCAAGCTACCGCTATTGTATAGTTACTCATCGTATTTTCCCTTGTTTAAATAATAAAGTCATATCTTGCAGAGAAGCAGTATATCCAGCTGTCTCACCATTCATCTCTATTTGTAAATATTTAGCACTACCAGTTAACGGTATGTTATATTCCTTCATACCAAAAACAGGTGTGTATTTAGAAGACCCATATAGTGATGTACTCGCTCCAAATAAAGCGACAACACCTGTACTTACTGGGTTTAATAAGAAGTTAGTAGTCTTAGAAGGTTCAATACCAAAGTCTTTATACCACCTGACACCTATAGTAGTACCTGAACCACCTTCGATAACAGCCTTCAACTTCTTTAATAATGAAGCTACAGCACCCTGACCTAAATCAAGCCATGTAGTTTTGAAAGTACCTGTGTAAGAAGCTGAGGTATAAGTTCCACCACTTACATAGTCCTTATCATAGTAACCCTCATAAGTAGAAACTGAACCTGCTTGTTGACCTACTAATAAATCTTTAGATTCGGTATAAGCAAAGCTAGACGGTTCTCTGTTACTATCAAAAGTCCAAGTTGTTATACGAGGAGTACCTGAAGGGGTTTCATGCTTTATATCAAAGATGTAAGTGATATTTAAATTAATAAACGATAAGATATAAGTACCTTCGTTCTCTACATAGACAGCTTTAGCATTTGTACTCTGAGAGATGTTTCTAGTAATAGTATCTTTAATTGTTAAAGATAAGTCTTGTAATGGGATATTATCTTTCTCAGTAGTTCTACTTAGAGAACGTACACCTGTATCAGATAAGAAGTATAAATCATCACCTACAGCCTGTACTGAATCTCTTGAAGCACAGCCAATACCTCTAATAACCTCATCTAGTGTCATAGTGTCAGGGTCAGCAGGTCCATTATAGATAACAATGTTATGCTTACCGAAGATTACTAACTTACCATAGAAAGCATTAATAGAGACAATCTCATCTGTACCCCATACAGTTTTAAGGTCAATAGAACCATAAGCCCCTGTAGTCCAGTTATCACCTTGTAATGTATCTGTGTAATAAACTACGTCTTTCTCTTCTGAGACACCACCTACCCAGTTTCTACCATAGTAACCCATCCCACAACTAGGGTCGAATGTAGTAACACCTGCTGGTTTAGTTGTTGTTACCGCCCACGTACTAGAAGTGTATTTAATAGGAGGATTAGCTGCTTGGAAACCGTAACAGCCATTATTAAAGTTTACAAATTGCCAGTCTGAAGCTGTACCTGCTGTAAAAGAACCAGTCCAAGGAGAATCAGGTGCTGCAAAGTCAACTGTATAAATCTTAGTACCTACACCAGCAAAGACTTTATTAGTAGAACCATCCTTATGTTCAACCAACGAACCTATCAGTAGAGAGGCTGAAGAAACACCATCAGTGTTAGCCAAGACATTCTGCTTTAAACCTTTTCTGAATGATATACGACCAGACTCCCTAAGTACAATATTATCTGCTTTAGTTAACCAACTAGGGTCTAAAGCAGCAGGGTTAGCCTGAAGGTTTAGACCATTTAACCCTACATTATCTAAAGGTTTGTATTCTAAATTAGCTGACATACCAATCACTCTCATACTGAGTATTACCACTATCTAGGATAATAGCCTGATTGAGAACCTCTTTATATTCCATAGCAATTACACTAGATTGAGTACCACCATCTTCACCTCTTTCAGCTACAGCTCTCATCCACGCTCCAATAATAACAACCTTATCAGGAAGCTTAAGATTAGTAGCGGCAGTCTGCAAGGGGTCCTGATACTTAACAATATCGAATGAAAGAGTATGAACAGCTTCAGGGATAGGTTCTAAGTCAATCTTTAGATTGTTAGAAGAGTCAGCGCCATTAAAGGCGTAGTAAATAGGGTCTCCGTTATTAGCAGAAGGATACTTAGCATTGTTAATTATCTGCTTAGGTACCTGACTTAGACGTTGACCGTCTGTCTGATTAATAACATCAAGTATCTTAATCTCTTGACCTGAAGCTAAGCTATAGTTTCTAGTACCTGATACAGTTGAAATATCTACAGTCTCACGAAGGATTAACCAGTCGTGATATGATTCGATGTTACGTTTTGAGTCGTTAATCAGTGAGCCAATAACCTTTTGATAATCAGTTACTGTTGTACTATCATTGATATTACCCGACCAATCGGTAGCAATGGTGTCTTCTCTCAACCTGATTAGGACTTCATTGATAAGTTCTCTAAAGGTCATAAGGTTCTCCGTTTAGTGCATTATAATACAATTTATGTAGTTAAATCAATTACTTAGCAGTCTTTTTCTTAACTGGCTTCTTCTTAGCGGTAGTACCTTTAAGTTCTACCTTTACTTCTACTTTCTTATTTGTAACTTCTACGTTATATTTCAACATCTTATTACTCCTTAGTTATTAATTAGGTTTCGGGCATCTACAGTCACAGGGCTTTTCAGCACCTATAACCATCATAGAACCCATTGTCATAGCTTGTTGAGGCATTGCCATTATTTGATTAAAGAATGCTAGTGATGCTAACGATAAAGTTACACCTACTGCAAATACGATAATACATTTACTAATCTTGTTTATCATTCTTGGTAGTCTCCCTAAAGAATACTCTCTCAGCGTGTTCAGCCTTCTTGCCAATGTTAAAGCTACTTACGGGTCTGTGGTAGCCCATAACACGAGTCCATACTTCACACTTTTGTCTTTCAGAATTATTCATTACTTAACTTCCTTGTTTTTATTACTTAACATTGAAACCTCTGTAACCCTATCTACTAAAGCATTTGTTTCTTGACTGCTTCTTGACTACATAACATAGGTTAATTATCTACGTCCTCTTCGCAGCTTGTGTACCGACATAAAACTCCACTATCATAGCAGCCCACTCAAATATTTCCTGAAACTTCAGCATACCTTTGACTGTTACATACTCAATCTCATCAGGTGTTATCTGTATCCCTAGTAAACTAAAACCTTCACGTACAGTTGGTATCACTGTGTCCACATTAAAGGCTACAGGAGCTACTAAAGTGAAAACAATGAGACCTAGTATCACAAAGAAGATAACTCGTCTGTTAAGGGCAGCATATGGACTCTCTTTAGAAGCAGCATCTCTAGCATCTTGTAAACTCAGAGACCTAGCAGCCATAATGTCTAGCATCTGAGTGGTAGCATCAGCCTTAGCTTGTTGATTCATAGCGAATAACTTAGCAAAGAATCCTACTAAGATAGGTGCTAGGCTAGTAAGCAAACTAATCAAGAGATTTAGTCCAACGCTCAATGCGTGTCATCATAGCATTACAGAAGTATTTAAACTTGTTTAGTATCGTTAGTTTGATGTAGCGCCCCTTGCTGTCTCTTACTTTTTGATTAGTCCTTGCCATTACCTACCCTCAATACTTGCCAAATTTGGTCTATCTTCTTAGACTGTTCAGTAATCATAGCCTTAATCTCACTTGCTTCAGTCTTGTAGTCTGATTTAAGTACATAGTCTCTAGGCATGTTAGATTGACAAGTATTCATCGTATGCTCTAACTCTTTAATATCAGTCATAATATTCTTGATAACAAAGATAGTCCCTGTTGTTACCATTCCTACCAGTGTCAAGATTATGTCTGAATATTCCATAGTTCCTTCAAGTTTGGTTAATGAGTGCGGGGCATTTCACCCCTACTTGTTTTATTCTACTACTGCTTCTTCAGACTTTAAAGACTCAGTTAGCATATTCATAAAAGCACCTCGACCTACGTTAAGCTGGTCTAGGTTGAACTGTGCTGATGATAGCTTTCTATCTAGGTCGTTGATGTGATTGAGGATTGTTACTTGCTCATCAGTTAAATCAGATACCTTGTGTTCTACATCATCAATTGTTACTGTCTGTTCTGTTTGTTTTTTAGACATATCTATTGCTCCTATTTAAAAGGCTACTCGCCCGTTAGTTAATGAGTTGTAATCTTCTACTGTAAAAGTAGTACGACCAACCCTTCTTATTTTAGCCACTAAAGTTCTGTAATTTACATTTAAGTATTCTGCAAAATCTTTAATACAGCCAAACTCTTTACTATCATACATCACCTTAGAGGCTTTACTATTGCTGCCTCTTGCATTTGCCTTGGTAATCTTGTTTTTCGTACTTTCGGTTAGTTGGCGTCCCTTTAAGGCTACCGATATTTTAGCACCTACACCAGGCTTCTTAGCAGAGTTGTTTTCTCCTAGCTGTCTTAGCCTAAGTGCTTCTTTATGAATAGACATCGTCTTCTTCATTCTCACTGCTTGTTCTACCTTGTATGTTTCTGTGTGTCTGTAACCACTAGCGCCTTCACCACCATCGGTCATATTAGCTAGAACAACTCCCAGTTCTTTTAATTGACTAATACGCTCACATTCAATTAAGAATGCTAACTCTTCATCAATATCTTCTGCGAGTTTCCTAACTTCAAAACCACCTGCCTTACGAACAATACGTTTCCAATAATTGTTGCGCTTACCTTTTTCAGTACAGCGAGAGCCTTTACCCTTGCCTACATAAAAGATAGCACCAGTATCAGGGCGTATATGCTCATAAGTGTAAAACATTATGCGTTGATTGCTCCGTCAATAGCAGTAAAATCTTCATTGCCCCAAAAATCCTTAGCTTTCATAAGCGTTAGATGTTCTTGATTACGAGACTTCATATCTGCCCAATCTTCTGCTGACATATCTTCTGGTTGTCCTGCGTTGATTAGGTCTACACTGTCACCCATTGCTGAGTAATGTTGTGCGATTTCTTCTGTTGATGGTACTTCTAATATTACTTCTTCGTTTGGCATATTTTTCTCCTTTGTGTTATGCGTTTTCTAATGCTGTCAGACGTGCTTCTAAAGCGTCGTTTTTAGCTGATAGTTCTTGGATTGCTTTTACTAATACTGGCATTAATGCCTCACCTTGATACTTCAGATTATCTACATCTTCATTATCAATAATGATTGGGTTATCACCTTCTAGTGCAAGTATATCTTGTGCCTTAAATCCATACCTAGCGTTACCGTGAGGTGTTGCATTATCTCTTGATTTTTTAAAGTTAAATTTAATAGGCTGTAAACTATTAACAAAAGACAATCCGTGAGGAACATCTGCAAAGTTCATCTTATCTCTTTCATCAGAAGTTACTGTCCAAGAAACTTTGACATATGCGTTAGTTGTAGCCTGACTACCAAAAACTGCTCTATCATTTGCAGCAACAAGATTTACCATAGAACCTTGAGCGCCAGAATCAGTACCTATACATACATTATTGCTTCCAGTTGTTATTGCTTCTCCAGCACCTGTACCAACTATAGTATTGCTTTGCCCACTTGTACACGAGTCTAAAGCAAAAGCTCCTAAAGCTACATTTGAATAACCTGTGGTGTTAGAGAATAAAGCATTATAACCACTAGCTGTGTTGCTAGCACCTGTGGTGTTGGCATATAAAGCACGATAACCAGTAGCTGTGTTGTTAGCACCTGTGGTGTTAGAGCGCATAGCTTGTTTACCTACAGCCGTATTATAGTGAGCTGTAGTATTATCAGCTAACGCACTCTCACCTACAGCCGTATTATCTACACCAGTAGTGTTGTCATATAAAGCACCAAAACCCAAGGCAGTATTGTTTGTACCTGTAGTGTTATTATACATAGCTGCATCACCAAAAGCACTATTACTAGAAGCTGTGGTGTTGTAATACATAGCATTAGTACCAACAGCGGTATTGTAATAACCACTAGTGTTATAGTATAAAGCTCTATAACCAGTAGCTGTGTTGTTAGCACCAGTGGTGTTATAATATAAAGCACTATAACCACTAGCTGTGTTGTAACTAGCTGTGGTGTTAGAGTATAAACTATATGAACCACTAGCTACGTTGTTATTACCTGTAGTGTTAGCAGTCAAAGCATTATCACCAACACCTACATTATAATCACCAGTAGTAATACTATCTACCGCGCCTGTGCCTAGTCCTAGGTTAGATGTGGCTGTTGTGTTAATTTCTAAGCCGTTTACTGTGCCTGTTAATGTCACATTCTCACTAGCATCAATAGTAATAGCTGTACTCGTAGCGTTATCATCAATACCTGTTGAGGTGAATGATGTAGCCTTGTGTGTTTGGAAGTCTAAATTACCACCTAACTGAGGTGTAGTGTCATCAACTACGTCTGTAATACCAGTGTCAGTATCAGTCCAAGGTACGTTTACTACTGCTTGGTCACTAGAATTTAATTGAACACCATAAGTTCTACTCGCTGTAGCCGTTACAGTGTTTGCTGCTATTGTTTGTGCTGTATCATCTTCTATCTTTACAAGACCTTCTGTAGTTGTTGTGGCAGTTGAATAGGTTGTATCTGTATCAGTCTCTTCAATCCAAGTTAGGGTTTCAGTACCACTTACGTCTGTAAGTTTAAGGTTATATTCTTTGTTTGTGTCAGTAGTAATACCTGAAGGTACTGTTGGTAGGTCGTGACCTTTTGTAAGATTAGCAATAGTAATCTTCTTAGAAGTACCACCATCATTGATTAATAATTCTTCTGAGCCACTCGGGCTTGTCTTTGCTGATAATGCCGATACTTTTACTGAGGACATAATTTACTCCGTTATAATATATTCAGGTGTTGCTGATGAAGATGTTTCTGTTCTAATATAATAATTACCATCCTCTGTTTGTAGTTCTAAGTCTGCACTTTCAGTAGGGTCGAACTCTCTCTGCCATTGCCTACGATTAGCAAGCATAGCTAAAGTCTTAGCTTTTCTCCAAGGTAATCTACTCATAATCTAAACAACTGTTTTCTTCTACCGTGTGCTTGACGTTCATCAAGCTCTAATAACTCATCTACAATCTTCTTAACCATAGGAGCATAGTTTCTCTTAACTTGTGAATCTTTTCTTGGTGCTATCTTACCACCATGGAAGTCATAAGTGTTTGATTTTACTAAAGATTTTGAGTCATTAGGTGTAGATGTAGATGTATGTTTAACCTCATACTTAGTAGCTTCAATCTTACCTTTCTCATTGTTTGATTTAAGTGAGCCACCTTTATAAGTAGGAGCATTACCTTCACCTTTAACTGAAGTTAAGTCTTCTTTCTCATCAAACATATCCTCAAGCATCTTAACAATACCATCTACTTCATTCTCAGGCTTAGTATCGCCAGGAAAATACAACTGGTTCTCAGCTATGTAGTCTTCCATAGATACATAATCTTCAGCATCATCTTTCTGATTACCATACTCTGTATTGTATTCAGCTACGATAACTTGATTCCAGATAGTACGAATCTTATCTTTGATTCTATCAATCTCTAAAGTATCACCAGCACAAGGCTCATCAGCTGTACTGCTTAATATATCAAACATAGTTTTTACCTCTTGTCTTTAATCTCTTATTCTCTCTCAAGTTCCATCTATGTGTATCTGCTGCAAACGAGTCATACTTCTCTCCGAATTGGAAGTTAGTACAAAACGAATGCTCAAAAGAAGACGGCTTGCCACACTCAGGACACCTCTGCTCATCTTTACGATTAGCGTAAGAGACGATGTGGTCTTTAGAGTGACCGTCCTTACAAGTATATTTATATAATGGAATGAGATTCTCCTAGATAATTCAGAATAGCCCTCTCATCTTGACAAGGGCTACGCTTAACTAACTAGCTACTAAGTAGAAGGAACTACAAATGCAATACCTGCATCGTTACGTAATTCACCTACACCGTAGATAGTATCAGCAGTAAACAAATCACCTAAGTATTCTTGTTTGTACTGAGTCTGTGTACGTACACCAACTTGCTCTGCAAATACGATAGCATCTCTGTGGAATAAAGAACCCACTCTATCAGTACCAACTGTAGGACAGTTAGATGATACAAACACATCTACACCATAGATTTGACCAATCTTACCAGTCTTAATAGCATCACCAGAACCAATGAACTGTTGCTCAGTGAAACGGTTGATAGCTAATAAATCATTAGCAGCTACTGGAGGTAGTATTAGTGAACGATTATCCATAGGAACATCAGCATTATCTAGTGCAAGAATCATCTTACGGATACCAGCATCAGTAATGTCAGAAGCGTTAGTTGAATCACCAGTGTAATCAGTAGTACCATCACCACCAATTACAGCTGTCTCCCATGCCGAAGCACCTGTACCACCAACTGTACCACCTTGAAGACCTTCCATCAAAGCAAATAAGTCATCATCTACCTGAGTAGCTAGTGCATAACCAGCATCATCAGTGTAGAACTTACGCATTGAAGCAAGAGCTTGAACCTCAGCAATATCTTCGATAAGCTTTGAGTATTCGTA